CGTCGGCGTCGAGACACATGTCGTTGGCCTCAAGTTCTTCGCCTCGTTGTATGTCTGCGATGCACTCGACACAGATGAGGCCGGTGTCTTTCTCCGAGCAGATGGTGCAAGCGAACTTCCGAACGACGAAGATCTCCTTACCTGTCCGGTTGCGCCACGCTTTGCATAGGTCGTTGTGTTGTCGGAGCCAGTCGTTTGCGACACGGTATGAGGGGCACAGTTCCTTGCCCTTCGGGTCGCACATGTCGCACTGGCCTTCTTGCTCATGGTCTTCAAGTACTGACTTGACCATTACCATGGTGTTAATCATGTATCCTCCCTGGAAGAAGGCAGGGGGCAGGAACGGTGAGAAACCTGCCCCGCTGCCAGACCCTCCCGCGCCTATTCTTCGCTCTCCGGTTCATCCTTGTCCAAGCACTCAGCCAGCTTCTCGTAGGACTGAGGCGGGTACACGCCAGCGAGCAGCGTGGGTGGCCCGATCTCGTAGCCTTCTGCGGCCAGCTTGTCGAGGATGTTGGTGCGCTGAGGCATGGGCTTCGCACTGTACTTCGTGTCGAAGCGGCCCTTACCACTGCGCTCAATCCGGAACTCGACGCCTGCGTTGATGTTGGTGATGTCTCCCCAACCACCGGCGTGATCCGAGTCATACTCCATCAGTTCCTTGAAGACAAGCGCGCCTGACTTCAGGATGTGGATGCCATCCTTCAATGACTTCCCATCAGGAGATGAGTGGACGTACACATTGTAGAGGTACTGCTTCTTCGGGCGGAACCGCTTCGCCGCCAGGATGTTCGCCTCCACCTTCGTGTCGTACAGTTCGTCGCCGTGCTCACAGATGGGGCACGGGAGGTCTTGCACGCCAGGACATGTGTAGGTCTGGAACTTACCTTCAGGACGAAGGCCGTGTTCTTTGTACTCACGGAACCAAGACTTCGCATCTTCATGCGGAGGCAGGACGCGAACGTGTGTGATCCCTGCCTTCAGGAAAAGCACATCGCCGCTGTCGCTCCGTTGTTTCTTTGCTTCCGCATACGCTTCACGCATGAAGTCGGGATCGGCCTCGCCAAACCCAGCGGGTAGTTCATTTGTATCTGTCATGTTTGCTGCTCCTTATCAGTATCGTCCGAGACGAATTGGTTGTCTCTTATTATATGTTTTATTTCAACAGATTGCAAGTTTTGAAGGATAAATCTTTGAGTTTCCTCAAGAAACTGGGCCTCCTGTGGTCCGGATCTCCTCCTTCATCTTGTAGCAGAGGGCGATACCGAGGTTCGCCTTGTCTCTAAGGCCACGATAGAAGCCCTCAACCATGGTGGCCTGGGCTGTGGCCCTGAAGAACGCCCGCTTGGCCTGCTGGTACTCGTCTGAGAGGCGTACCTGCTCCTTGATACCGGGCTCAGTGGTCCGCACCCCCTCCGCTGCTGCCTTCTCACGGAGGTTCTGGGCCTGCCTAGACGCCTGAAACTTCACCGCAGCCTCGCAGCGCATGGCGTCAGCCTTTGTCTCACCGTGCAGCTCAGCGTACAGGGCGATCTTCCTGGCCAGATTACAGAGGTCCGAGTCCAGGGTGTCCTCATCGAGGTGCATGTCTGCGTCCAAGTCCAGCTCTACCGTTCGGTTTTCCAGTTCAATCGTTATCATCAAAGTCTCCTTCTTCAAACACGAAGCACCCAGGCGCCAGTGTATGGTCTACTCTCATAGGGATGCCCTGCCATGTGAGATCCCTGATTGATACGTAGATGTTGTTGCAGCGTGGTGAAGCCTGTATCTCCATCGACATCTCATACGAGACACGTAGGCGCAAGCCCTTTCCATTACAATACTTGTTACCTCTCTTCCTCATGGTATGCCGAGCCACCTCGACCAACTCACGCTCCCACTCCAGTTCACCCCGCATTCAACTCAGCCTCCGACCAGCTAGCACCCGTGCCCACCTTCATGGTGAACTCAAAGTCGTCTAGCTCTTTGATTGGTAGGCTGGCGATCTCTTGCAGCTTCGGCACGAACCAGTCTACGTGCTCATCCTTCACCTCCCAGGCCCCGGAGTCATGCACCGTGATGACTAGGTAGGCATCCTCTTCCTTCATGAGCCCAGCCTGGATCCTATCCTCGATGGATGCGTCCATAGCGTTGAGGCACCGGACGGTGACTGAGTTCGCTGGTGACTGGATGCTACCATTCACCGCCTGTCGCTCAGCTTCAGCCCGCGCCCACTCATTGGATGCGTTCATCATCGAACCCATCCTCTTCATGCGCCCGAAGCGGGTGGTGTGGATGCCGTTGAGGGAACTGATCTCGTTCACTGTGTCCGTGAAGTACCGAGCCACAGCAGGGAACCGCTCGTCCAACGAGTCGAACCCCCGCTTCACCATAGCCTGAGTGATCGGGTGTTCCTTCCCGGCCTTGTCCATCCACGTCAGCTTCATCAGGGCGTACCCATCTGTCGAGCCATACGTCCTACCGAAGTTGACGTTCTTCCCGATGGATCGGTTGAACTCCGACACATCCTCCAGGGGGCACTCAAGGAACGCTGCGGCTGTGGCCTTGTGAATATCCACACCCGACCGGAAGACCTCAAGCATGTCCTTGTCACCTGACAGGATGGCCAAGGTGACCAGCTCGATCTGACTGTAGTCACCATAGATCATCTTGTGTCCTGGGTTCACGATGAACATGTCACGAAGGTTACCCTTGCCCGCCTTGATCCGAGCCTCGTCTAGCCGTGGGATCTGGTGGAGGAAGCGCGTAGATACACGGCCATTGACTGTGCCGTGGATCATCACGCCGATCCGTGCCCTGCCATCTGCCTCTTCCGATAGTTCCTTAGCGTTGTTCATGTAGGTACCAGTCAACTTCACAAGGCTACGGTGCTTCATGATGTCTTCCACCAGCGGGAACTTGTGTGCCAGCTTCAGCAGCCGTGATTTGTTGGTGGTGTACCCCTTTTGTGTGCGCTTGTCTTCAATATCCTTGAAGTATCCCGCCGCCTTGATAGCCTCCATAACATCTGCACTAGCCTTGGGGTTGAACTCAGGCCACGTCTGGGCCTTGATGCTCTTCAGTGTGTCTTCCTGATCCTCAGTGAACTCCTTCGTCAGAGTCTCGATCACGTCCGTGTCCAGCCGCACCCCGTACCACTCAGCCTTGAACAGCGTGCGGATGAAGGGGTGCACCTCTTCCTGATACAGCTTCCACAGATTCCCCTGCGCCTTGAGGCGGGGGAAGTACAGCATCATCAGCCGGTACGTACACTCAGCATCCTTGCTGCCATACCTCCACATCATATCGTCAGGGACAGCATCGTAGGTGTTCTTCAGTACCCTGCCCCGGCCCACGATCTTCTTGAGATCCTTGCTGTAGTCGCCAGTGTCCAGCTCCAGATCAGACAGGTACTCAAGGTCATGGGGCGGGTGCTCCCACAACAGGTGGTGCATCAGCATGGTATCGAACAGGAAGCCCTTGACCTCCAGGCCCATGTGCTTCCGCGCCACGCACATGTCGTACTTGATGTTGTGTGCGATCTGAGGGATGCTGGGATCTTCGAACAACCCCTTCAGCCCATCGATGATGCCGAGCCGCTCGTTGTAATTCCACCGGGGCTTCAGCTTCCAGTCCGTACCCTCCGGGTCATGGTTGTACATCGGCAGTACGGCTGACGTGACCTCGCCAGTGTCGTAGCCCCAGCAGAACTGCATACAAATCATGGGCTCTTTTGACCACGGCAACGACCTCGACTCAGTATCGAATGCGAACACCCCCTTCTTAGAGATCGCATCCACCATACAGTCCAGATCATCCAGGCTGTCGATCAGATTGTACTTGCAGTCAGGGGAATCCTCGGCCACGGTCCACCCCTGGACCACGCTCTTGGCCACCCTGAGATCCTTGACCAGCTTGCTCTCCAGCTTGGGGTCAGGGTTCATGAACAGGGCGTTGGGGTCAGTGGATACCACCACGTTCCACACCTTCGTGAGCGTGTCGTCATGGGGGAAAGCCTTCTCGATGATCTTTCCATGCAGAGCATTCACCCCACCCTCACCCATCAGGTTGAAGGCGCGGAGGGAGTCTGAGCCCATGAGCACCACCACGTCAGGGTTCACGGCCCTCAGTTCTGTGGCTAAATGCCCCATGCAGGCTAGGATCTCCTGCACCGAGGGCGGTCGCTTCGGAGGGGCACACTTCACCAGCGTGGTGACGTACACCTCCCGTGTGTCTATGGTAGCCAGGGCCAGGAGATCCTTCAGCTTGTCCACGTTCCTCCCGTTCCCGAGAGTGGAGAAGTCCTTCTGGTCCGGTGCCTTGACCACGACCATGATCTTGTGGTGTGTGGGAGGCACAGAAAGGGCACCAGAGGTGGCTAAAGCGACGCAGGAGCCACTTACTTGCCTGCACCGGGTGAGTTGCCCCAACTTGCACTGGGGCAGTGTTTTACAGGGCATTATGAGCCTCCCTTGTT